AAAAAATTATTTCCACACAAAGTTGGTAGATTCTATTCGCAGAGAATAAAAGACAAATATCTATTACCTTTTGATGAAAGAATTATACACAAACTTGTAGGACGATTCAAAGGAAGAATAAAAGACATTGATCCTATCTTATTACAAATTTATGATGAGGTCGAACATATTTTAAATAACCCTGCTGACTATGTACCAGGAATATATAATTATGAAATTAAACATTCTAGCAAAGCAGTAACCAAACATCATCTAGATAAGTTTGGAAAGCCTAATCCAGATAATTTATTTTTATTTTATGATAGAAAAATAAAGTTAGGCCTGAAACACTTTGATACATTTGAGGTTGAAAAAAGTAAATCTAGTTTATCCGTGCTGACTAAAAAAATTTTAGATAGAAAATATCCTATGATTAATATTGATCTAAAAAAATGGCAACTCAATCATTTAACAGAGTGTATAGATCAATTACAAAGATATCCTTTATTAGTCATAGTAAGTATGCAAGACAAAAGAGCATTAGAGCAGTTGCAACAATTTCATACACAATTTAAAAATTTAGTAGATCCAAAAGATATATCTGTATTAGTTAGATTACCAAATAAAGGAACGGGGGCTGAATTTAATACCTACGTTAAAGATAATGGCATAAACAATTCACTTGCAAACACAACAAAAATAGTGTATATTAACAGTAAAAAGATACCTAAGCCTTTAGTACAATCTACTTGGCGTCCGGAATCAGTAATATGTTGCGATGGATCCAAAAACTACACAAAGGTGGATACTTTTTTGTATGAGTCTGATTTAGTTTTTAACATAAATGGTCAAACCAGTATGTTTTTAAACTTTTATGACACTGCTGAAACAATATGAGATGTAAAATTATAATAAATGATGAAGTCAATGTAAAAATTGAAGGACTTCCTGTTGATGTAAGAAGAAAAATATCAAACAAAATGAAATGGCAAGTTCCATATGCTAGATATTTGCCTCAATATAAATTAGGTAGATGGGACGGTAAAGTTGGTTTCTTTGGTTTAGGTGGAAACGGTTATGTTAATCATTTAGATAAAATTTTACAAATAATACACGAAGAAGGTATTGAAGTAGATTCTATTGATGACAAAAGACAAAAAACAGATTTAAATTTTAGTTTAATAGACAAGGACTACTTTGCTGATAAAAAATGGCCCAAAGGACATCTATGTGAAGGTCAATCAATTGAATTAAGAGATTATCAAGTAGAAGTTGTCAACAATTTTTTACGTACACCGCAAAGTTTACAAGAGGTTGCCACTGGTGCTGGTAAAACAATTATCACTGCTTGTTTATCAAGTTTATGTGAAAGCATAGGAAGAACAGTTGTAATAGTTCCTAACAAGTCCCTTGTCACACAAACAGAAGAAGATTATAAAACTGTTGGACTAGACGTAGGTGTTTACTTTGGTGACAGAAAAGAGTTAAACAGAACACACACTATTTGTACGTGGCAAAGTCTTAATATTTTAGATAAAAGAGCAAAATCAGGAGACTCAGTACTTACACTGACAGATTTCTTAGATGGTGTCAAAGCAATTATTGTTGACGAAGTTCACCAAGCAAAAGCAGATGTTTTGAAAAAATTACTGACACATCATTTGAAAAATGCTCCTGTAAGATGGGGACTAACAGGCACAGTACCTAAAGAACAATTTGAATTTCAAAGCATACTTGCAAGTATAGGGCCTGTTGTTAATCAGATTAGTGCAAAAGAATTACAGGATAAAGGAGTGTTATCTAAATGTCATGTAAATGTTGTGCAAATGATCGATACTCCAGTGTATAAGAACTATCAAGAAGAATTAAAATATCTCACAACAAATCAAAAACGTTTAGAATACATAGCAAAACTTATTGAAAAAATTAAAGCCTCAGGCAACACACTTGTTTTAATTGATAGACTAACAGCAGGTACAGAACTGCAAAAATTAATCGACGACAGTGTGTTCATACAAGGTGAAACAAAATTAGAAGAAAGAAAAGAACAGTATGATGAAATCAGTAGTGCAGATAACAAAGTGATAATTGCAACTTATGGTGTAGCATCTGTAGGTATTAATATTCCAAGAATATTTAATTTGGTATTAATAGAGCCAGGCAAGTCTTTCGTAAGAGTAATACAGTCAATAGGACGTGGAATACGTAAAGCAAAAGACAAAGACTTTGTGCAAATTTGGGACATAACATCAACTTGCAAATTTGCAAAAAGACATTTAACACATAGAAAGAAATTTTACAAAGAAGCAAACTATCCTTTTACATTAGAAAAGGTAGATTGGAACTAATATGAAAATAGGTGTAGCACAAATTCCGGTAACAATGGATGCAAAAATAAATTATGAAACTATTGTAAAAGCCTGCGATTGGGCAGTAGCAAATGGCGTGGACTATCTTATGACTCCTGAAGCATCTGTGAGTGGGTATGATGCTCCTAGTTTCACAGTAAACACTTGTCAAGACACAGAAGATGCAGTAAAAAAATTACAAGAATATTGTAACAAAAATAGTTTAGGATTAATATTAGGCACATTATGGTTAGATGAAAAAGATGTAAGACATAATTTTGTTTTTGGGAAAAAAACAAATCAATTACGTTTTATTAATCAACAAGGCGAACATATTGGAACTATTTGTAAAAGATATATTGTACACTACGATACTGATTGTCAACCAGGTGAACCGGGTGTTGTCGTAGAACTAACCACTCAAAATGAAAAATTTAAAGTTGGTGCAATGATCTGTAATGATCTTGTTGGCAACTATTGGGATGGCACTGAAAATCTTGTAAGAGCATATTCAGATAAAGGTGTACAAGCCATACTCCACTCCAGTAATGCTGACAAAGATTTGCTTCCTTACATACAACAAGCACATGATGATTGGCATCTTTCTTGTGTTAAGATGATGTCATATGCTTCAAACGTTCCATTAATTACAGTAGACAATCCATGGAGTACAGACGGCAGAGATAATAAAAAAGGAGCATCAATGCCATCAGGAGTATTTTTACCTTTCGAAACTTTATATCAGGCACCCAAACAAGGCACACAGTATTTTTGGTATGATACCAATACAAACAAAATAGGATCTGGAGAACAAAAATGAGAATATTAACAGTGGACAATTTGTCCTACAATTTAGACAAGTTGCCTGAAACAGTGTCGGAAGATATGGCTTTTTCTGTTTTAGACAACAGCAATCCTAAAGAGCCAGACTTTTTCTTTATACCTTTAATCTATATTGAATCTTTCAGTGCACCAGCAATAGTGCTAGACATCGGAGGCAAAGAGATAACAATGCCATTGGATTGGAGCATAGCAGTTGGAGATAAAGAAGACAGCAACACCGTTGAAGTTGTACCTTTAACCAGCATAGCAGATAGAGGATTTTCAGCATTTATTTTTAATCCATTAAGCAGTTTCAAAGCAGACTTTGAAGAAGTAAATGTAGTAAATTTTTATAATGAAGTAAAATGGTACTTTCCTAAAATGAAAAATAATCAATTGATTAGTACGCCTTTAACAAATGGAAAACAACCATCTTGTGCTTTCTTTGTTAAAGATATTTCAAGACAGTGTGAAAGTATTGAATACACGCAGTTGTTGTAATGCCAAAAAAGAAAAAAGAAGAACAAATGATTTTTACGTCTCCCGATGGTGGTGAAACCGTTTATGGAGAACCAATCGGTGGCAAAGGTCCAAAGGTATTAATTTCCAAAAGTAACAAGGCAACAATAGAAGAAGAATGTCAAAATAGACAGTTCTTTGTTACTGAACGTGCTGTTGCAATGTGTTTGGAACATAAAGGCTTGCAAAAAGCATGGGAAAAGTATACAATGTTATTAGAATTATATGGCTACGAAGATTAATAAATTACCTTTAAAAGATATACTTGCGGCAATTGATATGAACGCAAAAAACGTTTGGGAAGATTTATCTGACGATGAAAAGAAGCAAGTTAGTTTCTATTTGTTGAATAGATATGCAAGTGCAATTAAAGGCAGTACACAAGACAAACAACTACAAATTCTAAAGACAAATAGATATTACAACAAGCATTTTTTCACTTTGACAAAACATAAGAAATTACTTTGGTACTTGTTGTGTATGACTGCAAGTTCTAAGAAAAACATTAGATATCATGAATGGATAGGATACAAATTTAAAGAGTCAAGTGGCAGTGCAAAAACAACAAAATTTTTAGAAAAATTATATCCAACAATGAAGCCAGACGAAATAAAATTGTTGGTTGCTATAAATGATGCAAAAGAAATAAAACAATTAGCAAAGGACTTTGGAATGACTCCAGAGCAGATTAAAAAACAATTATGATAGAAAAATTGTACACTTGTCAATATTGTAATGCAAAATTTACAAAGGAAAAAACACTAGCAGTACATATGTGCGAACAAAAAAGAAGATTCTTACAAAAAGATGAACGCAGAGTGCAATTAGGCTATCAAACTTTTGTAAGATTTTATGAACTGTGTCAAAAAGCATCTAAAACTAAAACGTATGAAGAATTTTGTAAGAGTCCGTATTACACAGCATTTGTTAAATTTGGAAGTTTTATTAGCAATGTTAAGCCGTTGTATCCTAGCAAATACATTGACTACGTTGTCACAAGCGGAGTAAAATTAGATCACTGGTGTAGAGAAGAATTGTATCAAAAGTATGCAATAGATTTAATATTACGTGAAAAGGTTGAAACAGCAATGGAGAGATCAATTAAAACTATGATGGACTGGGGAGATGAAAAAGAAGCGCCTTGGAGTGATTACTTTCGTTATGCGAGTTTGAATAGAGCAGTAATGGACATCAAAGATGGCAAGATAAGTCCTTGGCTGATATTAAATTGTAAAAGCGGAAAAGAAATGATGAAAAGATTTAACAATGAACAACTACAAATTGTGTATCCTATAATGGATCCAAACCACTGGGCATTAAGATTTAAAAGACTCCCAGCGGATATTGAAATGGTAAAAGAAATAACAAAAGAGGCAAGACTATGATAAAAGAAAATAATGTTGTACCTTTGTTTGGTATACCTTTGTGTCAAACACAAATTAAACCATATGAAGAAAGTGAAAAATTTATAAAGGAAAAACTAGATTATGAACTACGTTCACACAAAGTATCGTACATTTCAAAAGACGATTATGTGTTAGATAAAGATAATTTACTGCCTTTGAAAACAGAGATTTTACAGCAAGTAAGTGAGTTCATGCACGGATATTTGGATGTACATGAAAAGCACAAATTTGTTTTAACAACAAGTTGGTGTAACAAATACGAACAAAATCAATACATACAGGAGCATTATCACAGCAATAGTTTAATTTCTGGTGTGTTGTTTTTAACAGATTGTAAAGACACTTCAAACATAGTATTTCACAAAGATAAAAATCACACAAATATTTTTACTGACACTGTTA